AGGCTAAGCATTAGGTTGGGGATCGCGCCACAGCAGTTATTGGAATTAGATAAGACCATGCTAGATGCTCTAGTTCAAGGTCTCAAAGATGAAGCGAAAGAGGTGAGCGATGCCAGCAAGCGTAAAGGGCGCGGTCGCTCTTAGAAAGTCTCTACGCCAATTTACTCCAGATCTTGCAAAGGCATTGCCGAAAGATGTAGCTGCTGCATTAAAGCCAATCACAAAATCTGCTAAAGGTTATCTTCCTGATAACGGATCAGTCCTAAGCGGATGGTTGGCTAGAGAAAACTCACAGGCTCGCTTTCCTTCTTATGATGCCAAGATCGCCAAGGCTGGCATAAGTTACAAGACCACACCATCCAAAGCCAATCGCAGAGGCTTTAGATCCCTTGCTCGCGTGTTTAACAAAAGCGCAGCTGGAGCGATCTACGAAACTATGGGCCGTAAGACCCCAGACAGTCAATTTGTGCAGAATCAAAATGCCAAATTTAATCAAAGCATGAAAGGCAATGGCAAAATGGAAGGCCGAGCCTTGTTTCGCGCTTATGAAGAAAACAATGGCAAGGCTAGAGATGCAGTTCTAAAAGCAATAACAAATGCCGCTAACAAACTCAACGCTAGAGCATCGGTGAAAGGTTAATCATGGCAAACATAGTCATTGACATTGCATCCGAGTTCACAGGTGCCAAAGCGTTTAAGCAGGCAGATAGTGCCACACAAAAACTAACTAGCGGTGTCAAGAAGTTAGCAGGCGCAATAGGTCTTGCTTACGGCACCACTCAAATTCTTGCCTTTGGTAAGGCTTCTGTTAAGGCAGCAGCAGCAGATCAGAAGGCTCAGCAACAGTTAGCACTAGCTCTAAAAAATGTCGGTTTAGGCAGAGATGCAGCAACTTCTGAGGCTTACATCCAAAGACTGCAAAGCGAGTTTGGCATTGTCGATGATCTCCTTCGTCCAAGTTACCAGACCCTAGCGATAGCCACACGCGATTCTGCCGAAGCACAACGCTTAATGGGTATTGCCTTAGATGTAAGTGCCGCAAATTCTTTAGATTTGGGAACAGTAACAAAAGCCTTAAGCCGTGCTTTCTTAGGAAACAACACAGCACTTTCTCGATTACAAGTAGGTATCTCAAAGGCAGATCTTAAAACTAAATCTTTCAAGGAAATTACTGATCAGTTATCTGCAACCTTCGCTGGATCAGCAACAGCAGCGGCAAACAGTTATCAAGGTTCCATGGATAAACTCGCAGTTGCTACTGAAAACTTTAAGGAATCTATCGGTGTTGGCTTAATCGAAGCCTTAAACATTCTCAATGGTCAAGAAGGACTTGCTAAGACAACTTCTGAGATAGACAAACTTGGTATCAAATTACAAAACGCCACGATTGGCGCAGCTTACTTTGTAGATGAACTAAAGAAGATTCCCGGTGGTTCATTACTTACATCGTTGCTAGGTAAAACTTTCGGTGATCCGCTAGGCATAAAAACTTTAATAAATGCATTTGAGGAATTTAAGCAGCAACCTAGACCTTTTAGCACAGGGATGTCTATTTCTGGTCAGGTACAAATTAAGCAGCAAGCACAGATTACTAAACTCACAAAAGAACAAGCGGCTGCTCAAAGTAAGATCACTAAAGACAAGAAGTTACAGGCAGCAATCGACAAGGCTAACCTTGCCCTAAATAAGGGTAGCGAAGTCTTCGACATGGACAAAATCCAAATTGCAGCAGCTCTAACTAATCAGGCTGAGCAATTGGGCAAGGCAACTACCTCATCACAGATCCTACAGATTGCTAACGACACAGCTCGCCTCAATGTCAAGCGTTCAATCCTTGCCTTAGAGGATGCTATTGCTTCTAAGGATGAAGCAGCCATTATTGCTGCTACGGCTAAACTTAACGAGGATCTAAAGATTCTTGGTGCTTTGACTAATCAAAAGACACAAATGGTTGCCATTGAATCCATCTTAAAGGGTCTAGTGCCTGCCGAGTTAATCGACCAAAAGAACCTAGATGAAGCATTGAAAAAACTATATGAAATGCTTGCTTTATTGGCAGCGATGTCCGCAAGCAAGGTTGCAGGCACTCCAGCACCTAGCATTGCAGGCTTAGTACCAGCGACTACTATTGCTCAGACCAATGCCAATGTTGCAGCCCTTGGTGGAGTCGTTACTCAGATCCAGCCAAACCTAAAGGAGTTTACTCCAGATACAGGCATGATCTCTGGCATCGGGCCTAATGGCCGTGAATACAATTACACCGTGACTGTCAATACTGGCATTGGTGATCCTAACGCCATTGCAGAAGCTGTAAATCAAGTAATCCAAGATGCAGTAGATCGTGGCACTTTACGAGGTGGCGCGTACTAATGGCATGGCTTCCAGAATGGCGCGTGACAGTAGGTGATGATGTTTATACAACAGTTACCTCTGTCTCTTTTGCATCTGGTCGTTTAGACATTGATCGGCAGCCAACTGCAGGTTACTGCCAAGTAGAAATTATCAACACAGATGGCTCACCCTTTACCATCAATGTCACAGAGTCAATTCTGCTAGAGCTTAAAAACTCATCTGGCACTTATGTCACCGTATTTGGTGGCGAGGTCTCAGATTTTAATATCGGAGTCAGAAGCCCAGAGGAAACTGGTTTTATCACTACAGGCAAAATCTTGGGCATTGGCTCACTTGCTAAATTAACTAAGACTGTCTATAACACAGCACTTGTTGAGAGTTTAGATGGCGCACAGATTGCAGCCATTCTTGGAGCAGCCCTCAACCTTACTTGGGCCGAGGTTACTCCTACAGATACTTGGGATACCTATCCAGCCACACAGACTTGGACAGATGCCGAGTCCTACATTGGCACGATTGATTCAGGCTTTTATACGATGATCGCAGTAGCTGCATCGGCAACTGCTAAGTCACAAACCCTTGCAGATCAGATTGCCACTAGCGCATTAGGTCAGGTATATGAGGAGAAGGATGGAGATGTCTCTTATGACGATGCAGACCACAGATCTCAGTATCTTGCAGCAAATGGCTTTACTAACCTCGATGGCTCGTATGCAACACCTACCTCTATCCAGTCAACAACTCAGACTGCTCGCATCCGTAACAGCCTTATCTATCGTTACTCCACAGCATACGGATCAACCTACAGTACATCTGATCCCGACTCTATAGCCTCTTACGGCCTCTTTGAGCGTTCGGTGGACTCCAACATTAAGAACCTTGCAGACATCACTCTGATCGGCAACAGAGAGCTTGCATTGCGTAAGAACCCACGCGGCTCACTAGGAGCAATTACCTTTCGCCTAGATAACCCAGACATGCCAGATTCCATGCGTAACTCTCTTATTGGCGTCTTTTTTGGTCAGCCTGTGCTTGTAACTAACTTGCCTGCTAACTTGCTAGATGGTCAGTTTGATGGCTTTGTTGAGAATGTAGCTCTACGCGCTACACCTAGTTTTACTGAAATTACGCTTTACATCTCAGCGACAGATTTCTCACTATCTACCACACAATGGGAAACAGTATTGCCAGCCTCACTCATCTGGACTGGCGTAAATGCTACACTTACATGGACTAACGCGACTGGAGCACTAACCTAATGGCAACTACCACACCTAACTACGGCTGGACAGTTCCGACATCCAGCGACCTTGTAAAAAATGGCGCAACAGCCATTGAGACACTTGGCGACTCTGTTGATGATTCGCTTTGGAACAGCGGCTATGGTCAAGCCTCAAAAAATAAAGTGATCAATGGTGACTTTTCAATCAATCAGAGAGCTTTTACCACCACCACTACAAGCAATGTCTATACTTTTGATCGCTTTAGAACATCTGCCAGCGATGGTACATCCACCTTTTCAGCGCAAACTTTTACGGCTGGAACTGCGCCAGTAGCAGGTTATGAAAGCACAAACTTTTTGAACATTGCTAGCACAGGTCAAACTCTAACAAGTGCTAGAACATCAATAGAACAACGAATTGAAAATGTAAGAACTTTTGCAGGACAAACTGTAACTATTTCATTTTGGGCTAAAGCAGCTAGTGGCACTCCAAGCATAACCCCAGAACTTGCACAGATTTTTGGCACAGGTGGATCTACGGCTGTAACTGCCATTGGTGCGACAAAAACTGCTTTAACTACTTCTTGGGCTCGTTACACCATTTCTGGCATTTCAGTACCTTCTATTGCTGGTAAGACTATCTCAGCCACGGATTCTGAACTAAGATTGACTTTTTTTACAAGCGCAGGAAGTGATTTGAACTCCAGAACGCAATCTCTGGGAATTCAAACTGCAACAATTTCATTGTGGGGTGTTCAGGTTGAGTACGGTTCAAAGGCAACTGCCTTCCAGACTGCAAGCGGTGGAAGTTTGCAAGGCGAATTGGCGATGTGCCAGAGGTACTACTATCGCAATACAGCAGGACTTGCTTACGCTATTTTCTCAACAGGTTTTTGTACGGGAACCACTGCTGCATCTTTTGGTGTTCAGTTTCCTGTGCCAATGCGAATTGCACCTGCAAGCATTGATACCACAGGAACGGCAGCAAACTATGCAATTTTAAGTTCTACGGGTGCAATCACCGCTTGTAGTGCTGTACCTGTTTATGATTCAAATACGAGTGCAAATGTTGGTATTTTGGTTGGTGCTGTTACTGCTGGCTTAGTGGCTGGAAATGGCACTCAACTTCGCGCAAATAATGCTGTTACAGCTTACATCGGATGGAGTGCTGAACTATGACAATCATTGAAAGCAAAGATTTTTCTGGTAATGAGATTGTTACAATTATTGATGAGGCAAAAGATTCTGCCGAGTCAATGACCAAAGCAGAATACGAACGCAGACAAGCAGCTTTGAGTGAAACCGAAACTATCTAGAGCTGCATCACAACTTCGGGAACAATTCGATGATGCCTTCCCAGAGCGTGATCGTGCGAGTGACGGTTGGATCGCAGATGTACGGCACATGCGTGCTGGCAAGTCTGATCATATTCCAGATGCTGAGGGATGGGTTCGTGCTATCGACATCGATGCTGATCTGTCCGGCAAAGCCAAGCCAGAGATCATGCCAGATCTTGCAGATGAGATTCGAAAGTATGCAAAGTCTGATTGCAAAAAAAGAATTGCTTACATCATTTTCAACGGCAGAATTGCCTCTCCTGTCCTCGGATGGAAGTGGCGTAAATACACAGGGGCTA